CAGAGGGTTCTAAGTGCCATACGAAAATAATATGCAAACCCTGCATTTTTCGTATTGACAATCACCACGAATGCGACTATGATGTAATCAAGATAGAGAGAAAGAGGTTATCTCATGTTTGCTAATGTCAATCACAATTCCAAGAGCCAGCTGGCCAAGCTGCTTGCCGCTGAAAACATTACGGTGCAGCATGTCGCTGGTCAGAAAACCGCTTGGTTTGATGTCAAGAACCGCATTCTGTCTCTTCCGATTTGGAAAGAGATGAGTGTGGACCTTTATGATATGCTGGTCATTCATGAAGTTGGTCATGCTCTGGACACTCCCAATGATGCTTGGGCAAACGCCATCGACACTCTTAGTAAGAAGTATAAGGCAGCTGGTAGCATCAAGGGTTTCATGAATATCATTGAAGATGCTCGCATTGACCGTCTTCAAAAGATTCGGTTTCCTGGTTCTCGTCGCAACTATGTCAAGGGCTACAAGGAACTTATTGACAAGAACTTCTTTGGTACTGTTGGCAAGGATGTTAACAAGTACTCTTTCATTGACCGCGCCAACATCTACTTCAAGGGTGGTTCTCTTCTGGGTATCAAGTTCAATTCTGAAGAAAAAGAATTTCTGAAGAAGATGGATAATACTCAGACCTTTGAAGATGTTGTTGCTCTGACTGATGAAATCTATGCTTGGGCCAAGGCTAAGAAGCAGGAAGAACTGGAGCAGCAGCACGACGATATCATGTCTGAAGAATTTGACTCCGAAGACATGGACTTTGGTGCTGATGGCGACGACTGGGATGATGATGACTTTGATGCTGATGCTGATGCTGACAGCGATGATGAGGGCGATGAGTCCGACACCGAAGAAACTGATGGTGAAGGTGACGAAGAAGCCGAAGGTTCTAGTGACGAAGAAGTAGAATCCAATAACGGCAAGAAGACTTCTGGTCATGAAGATGGCGAGAATAATGATGAGCCTGAAGCTAAGACTGAGAAGGCTTGGCAGGACCGTATTGAAGACCTTCTGGCTGATGGCAACACGGTATATCATTATGTCAGGTTGCCTGAGTACAACATCTCTAAGATTGTCACTGGTCACAAGGCTGTTCACTCCGCTGTTGCTGCTCAGTATCGTCAACGATTTCCTTCTCTTATTGAAAAGGTTACTGACGAACTGACCAAGTTCAAGTCTGAAGAAAACCAGAACATCTCTTTCATGGTCAAGGAATTTGAGATGAAGAAACGGGCTGATGAATATGCTCGCACTTCAATCAATAAGACTGGTGTTATTGATGTGAACAAGTTGTTCTCTTACAAGTACAACGAGGATTTGTTTCGTCGCAATAGTGTTGTTCGCACTGGTAAGAACCATGGTTTTGTGATGTTTGTTGACTGGTCTGGTTCAATGTATAACAATCTTGAAAAGACTATGAAGCAGTTGTTCAGTCTTGTCTGGTTCTGTAAGCGTTCTGCGATTCCGTTTGAAGTGTACAGCTTCCGTAATCCTCGCTATGAAGAAGATGCTCAGGCTCTCTACACTCAAGGTGAAGGCATTCTCAAGCCTGGTGCTGAGGTTGTTCTTCGCGAGTTTCTGAACTCTAACATGGCAATTTCCGAAATGAATGCTGCTATGGTCAATCTTCTTTGCTTGGCCAAGAACTGGATTGGTGGTGGTGCAGAACCAATGACTGGCACTCCTCTTCTTGAAGCTATGACGATTGCTCCTGAAATCATCGAAGCATTCCAGAAGAAGAGCCGTGTTCAGATTGTGAACACCATCTTTCTGACTGACGGTGCTGGTGGTTCTTTCCAGACTCCTTATACCACTCACATGGAATATGGTAAGAAGAATGTTGTCATTCTTCAGGATGCCAAGACTGGTAAGAGTTATGAACTGTCTCGTAGCAATCGCGCTGGTCGCTGGATGCCTTATGCAACTCTTCAGAAGGTTCTTCTTCAGCGTATCAAGGATCGCACTGGTTGCAATGTGATTGGCTTCTATTTGGCCGATAGCAGGTTCACTCGTGCTTACCGTGAAGTAACTGGTTCATTCGATACTAACAATGAATCATATAACAAGGCTCGCAAGTCTTGGCGTGATGAAAAGTTCTTCGAAGATAACAGCATTGGTTATGACTCATTCTATGTTGTTGATACCTCTTCTATGAAGAATGATTCTGATGATTTGGAAGTGGATTCTTCGATGACCAAGGCCAAGATTGCTAAGAATTTCGCTAAGTTCAATCTCAGCAAGAAAGTCAATCGTGTGCTTCTGCGAAACTTTATCGAAAAAATCGCTGCATAGGGGTTGACACACTCCCCAAAATTCGGTATGGTACTAACATAAGTTGAGAAAAGAGAGAAAGGTTCTAAACTATGTCTAATCGTGAAAAGTTCTTGTCCGCAGTTAACGCTGAGTTTGGTGATATTGATGTCATCAGTCGTAAGCAGATTGAAGGTGTTCTGGCCAAGACTGGTTTGAATATGCCTCAGTGGTTGACGAATGATAAGAGTCGGCGTGTTGGTCGCGGAGTATATTCTTTGAAGCATCTTCCCAAAACGGAAAGCGTTTCTATTGAGGTTCCTGCGGTTGCCTCTGTTCCTGCTGTTCCTGTCGAAGCTGCTGCTTCTTCTGCTGCTATCGACTTGTATGTTCCAAGTGGTGAAATGTCTTTGATTCCCTTAAAGGCTCAGGGATATGTTCCTTTTGGTCACTTCAATGACTTGCGTTCTATCATTAAGTCTCGTAAGTTCTATCCCGTCTATGTGACTGGTCTTTCTGGTAATGGTAAGACTATGATGGTTGAGCAGATTTGTGCTGCTGAAAAGCGTGAGTTTGTTCGGGCTAACATTACTATTGAAACTGATGAGGATGATCTTCTTGGTGGTTTTCGTCTTGTTGATGGACAGACTGTGTTTCAGCCAGGTCCAGTGACGATTGCGATGGAGCGTGGTGCTTCTCTTCTTCTTGATGAGGTCGATCTTGGCTCTAACAAGTTGATGTGTCTTCAGCCTGTTCTTGAAGGAAAGCCGATTTATCTGAAGAAGATTAACAAGGTCATTCATCCTGCTCCTGGTTTCAATATCATTGCCACTGCAAATACTAAGGGCAAGGGGTCTGATGATGGTCGTTTCATTGGAACCAATGTGATGAATGAAGCGTTTCTTGAGCGATTCGCTATCACTATGGAGCAGGAATATCCATCTCAGGCAACTGAGAAGAAGATTCTCAACAATGTTCTCTCTGCTTCTAACATTGAAGACATTGACTTCACTGAGCGTCTTACTCTTTGGGCTGATAGCATTCGCAAGGCTTTCTATGATGGTGCGGTTGCCGATATTATCTCTACTCGCCGTCTGGTAAATATCTGCGAAGCGTATGTCATCTTTGGTCAGAACCGTCTGAAGGCTCTGGACTTGTGTCTGTCTCGCTTTGATGCCGATACCAAGTCTGCTTTCATCGATCTTTACGAAAAGCTGGATGAAACTGTTAATCAGGAAGAAAATGGTTTTTCTGAAGCAAATACGTCAACTGAAGAAGTTCCCTTCTAAAAGTTGACTATATAGTGTGGCAGGGGTCTTTCTCTTTCTCTCCCCCTGCCACACTTTTATTTTTTTATGGAGATATATTATGGAACTACAAGTCAAAGTCGAAGATTTGCGAAAGAACAAACTCTTCATTGCCACACCAATGTATGGCGGTAACAATCACGGCATGTATATGAAGGCCTGTCTAGACCTTCAAAATATGTGTAACCAATACGGAATTGAATCTCGTTTCTCATTCCTATTCAATGAATCACTAATCACCAGAGCAAGAAACTATCTTGTTGATGAATTTCTTCGTTCTGATTGTACCCACCTATTGTTTATCGACTCAGATATTCACTACAATCCGCAGGATGTTATTGCCCTAATGGCTTTGGACAAGGATGTTATTGGTGGTCCATATCCAAAGAAGTCTATTAACTGGCGCAATGTTTGGAACGCTGCTAAGAGGGCTATTGATACAAATCCAGTGATGAACCCTGGAGACCTAGAGGGCGTTGTCGGTGACTATGTTTTCAATCCAGTTCCTGGCACAAAGTCATTCAAGGTATCTGAGCCGCTTCAGGTTATGGAAATCGGCACTGGTTTTATGATGGTCAAGCGTCATGTGTTTGATAAGTTCCGCGAGGCATATCCAAAGTTCCGCTATAAGCCAGACCACATTGGTCAAGCAAACTTTGATGGCTCTAGATATATCCATGCATACTTTGACACAGTGATTGACAACAATTACACCTTTGACGATGTTCACAAGCTAATGACAAGAGCAGCAGCTGGTGAGGATGTCAAGGAAGAAGCAGCTAGACTTTTAGAGGTTGAAAAGAATGCTTCCCATCGTTATCTATCTGAAGACTATATGTTCTGCCAATATTGGAGACGCATTGGTGGTGAAATTTGGCTATGCCCATGGATGAAGACCCAGCATATCGGTACATATGCCTTCAGTGGAGATATGCAGAGAATCGCAGCACTAACAGGAAATCTATAAGATGAAAGAAATTGACTATCGTTATAATGAAGATGAAGCTATCATGCAACTCCAAGAGTATGTTGATAGCACATATGACCAGCACTATAGCAAGAACAAGTATCAAGCTACAGAATTTATCATCGATGCTGGTCATGGCGAAGGGTTCT